CTTCCGATCTGGGGAATATGTTTCTCATGGGAATTTAAGCCCTTATACGCAACCCATCGCCATAATGATTTTCTTGAGCATATTTTTTTGCTAAAGATTATGTAAGATATACGCTTATCTTTTTTTGCTGTGAGTCTAAGCTGATCTGCCAAAGCATGACTAATCCCTTGCTCGTTAGATAAGCCAGCGTCAATATCGATCGCGCATACTTCACCTGATGGTCTTGGGTTATGATCGGATTTTCTTGATTGATGCTTAAGATCACCGATCCATCCATCAGCCTTCCTGCTCCTATCCACAAAGGCATGATTAATCTGATCTCTTAAAGTATCAGCAGCTTTAGATAAGTAAGGCTTCATTAGCCAAGTAACAATTTTGCTTCGTCAGCAGTAATACCAAGCCTGTCAAGTAATGCTTGCTTTTCAGCAGCCCTTGCTTGGGCTTCGGCTTTTCTTGTTGCTGAATCAGCAGCATCTAATTCCATCTGAGCAATTTCCTGAGCAGTTGCATCTCTGACAATTTCCTCACCAGTAGTGCAATCAACTTCTTTTACCTGCAATTTAGATTTAGCCATTATTTAACTCCATAAAGTAGGGCTGTGCCTGATGTAAAGTTTCCACCAGAACTAAGAATTCTAAGAGATGAAATTGCGGTAGTTTGATTATAAACACCAGCCCCATTGTAAAATCTAAAATTGGCTGTAGTGGTTGGATCTACGGAATGAGCAAAAAAACTAACAGATTTTCTTACTGCTGTGCTAGCATAATTTGGAATATCAATAACTGCTTGATTTTGTATTACTACGCTATCGCATTTTCCTGAAACACTAATTTTTGTTGCATTATAAGTAGTAGCATTATTATTATTATCTGTGCTTGAAGTATCCCAACCTTTATGACGACTTGCAGTTGCATCATCGTTAAACCTTAACTCAACAAGTTCATCATCGTTCATAGCAAAATTGATAAGAATTAATTGTAAATGAATATAAGTTGAAGGAATTGATGATAGTAAAACAGATGCTCCCGTCAAAGAAGTTGTGCTAATTAAAGTCATACCACCAGAACCAGCCGGAGCAGCCCATTTTAATCCACTTGCTGTTGATGTATCAACTGTTAGTAAATCTCCATTAGATGCTGAACTTGCTAATCTAGCAACTGTGTCTGCTGCGGTTGCGACAATAAGATCGCCTTTAGCATCAACAATTGTTTTAGCAATTGCGTTGCCAGCATTTGTAAATACTGTGCTATCAATTGCAGTTCCTAGCGATCTAATCGCTGCTGCGCCGTCTTTGACTAGCGCCGTGTCGTCTGGAGTTGTCCAGCTATAATTGGTAGTGGTTGCCATTTTATCCTATCCTCATGCGACTATTGTAGCGTATTCCCAAGTTAATGTTGGGCTTAAAGTATTCCAACGCTCGGTAATTGGTGTGGTATTCCAACGCATCGCCACTTGGCTAAACTCAACAGGCGAAACATTGATTGTCAAAAATAGTTCATTAAATCTTGTGCTCCATGACCAGCCCTCAACATAACCCTCAAACTCGCCATTGGATATTTGAGTTGGCAGGTTTTTGATATTGACTGGCATTCCCATAAATACACCCAGTAAATCATCACGATCAGCGTTGTCGATTTCAGGGTTAGTTATTGGAAAGGTTATGGATTGAAATGATGGTCTTGGATAAGCTCTTTGGGCAATATAGCGATCAGCAATAGCCTGAGCATCGACTGCGCCTTGAACCCTAGAATTAATGCTTTGAGCTTTGTAGCCATATAGGGCAATTGAAGCGGCATCACTAGCTGTAACCTGTGAATTGAAGTTATTACCATAATTGATGTATATGTCATTTCTAACATCACCTGAGCGCATAACTGTTGATAAGCCAGAACCTAAAGAATGACCAGCATCTAATTCAACATAACCATTGGTAAGTAAATAGTTTTGTCTGTGGTCTGCATCGGCATACCCGATATTTCCATTATTAGCTTCATAAATATAACCAAATGCTGAGTTAGCAATCTCTGAAATAATGTTATAGATCGTATCAACTGTTGTAGATTGTGCAGTCATTGTGTAAAGGCCGGGTTGATCTATTTCGCCAAGCCCTAAATTAACTGCATTTTCCCAAGTTTCAGTTGCATTGTAAGTTGACCATTGTGAAGCTGCTGGCACATCATTCCAAGTTCCAAGCAATACGCTTGAAAGAATTGTGTAAATCTGATCGCCGTCCTCAGCTTGAGAGATATTGTCATCCCAAATTTCTTTTGTAAGTTTGGCTAAAGATCCCATCGCAATTAATGTGTATTCGATTACTGTGGCTGCTGCTCCAGTATTTCTGACCTGAACTGTTACATCAGTAAGATCGCCACCAAATAGGCTGACATAAGATCCTGAACTATCTTTGACCTGTAAATCTAAACTGTCATTTATGTCAAAAGGTAATGTTTGACCATTTAAGGCAACCAAAGTGACTTGTATATAAGATGGGAGTGGCTGCTGATAAATGTCAGATCGACCTGCTTGATGCTGAACATCTGAAATAGCGATGTTAGTATAATCAACACCACCGACAGTTAATTTCCAGACTGGTGAGAAATCAGACATTATCCGGCTTTTTGTCTAACAGCATAGAAATCGATACTACCTGTTGATCGGGCTGCGCTTTCATTTATTGCTTTTGCAGTAGCTCTAGCAGCGCCCTCAGGATCGATTGTACTAATTGAAATGTTGTTTATAATAGTTGGATTCTTAGCAAGAGTTTCACCTTGCTTTTCCAATACTCTAAATTGTGCTTGAAGCACATCAAATTGTTTTTGAGCAGCTGATTTAGATATTCCGCCAGTAGCAACTTGGAATGTTAGATCAGAGAATTGATCTTGAACTCTTAATAACTTATCTGCTAAATCTTTTAGGCTAGTTGCACCAGCTGCGCCACCAATTGCTCCACCGCCACCACCGCCAGTTCCACCTGCTCCACCACCACCAAAACCACCTGCTCCACCTCCGGTAGCCCCACCAATACCACCAGCAGTTAAACCACTTAATTGACCAAATCCACCACCACCAAATCCACCAGTATCATCATCGCCACCAGCTGCAAACTTAGATAATCCATAAGTAACTGCAACGGCTGATAATGCTGCTGCTGCTGCACCTACTGAAACACCACCAGTAGCAAATGCAGTTGCAACACCTGCTCCGGCTGCTGCTGTTCGTAATGTTTTCATAGCTGTAATTAATGTGCCAATAGCAGTAACAAATGCAATTACTTTACTAGCAACAAATACTCCAGCAATAACTGTTCCTAATACCACTAACTCATCTTTAATGCTTACCACAAATTGAAGGGTTGATCTTAACTGTTCACCAAACTTAAATGCTGCTTCGGTAGCCTCAGTAATTCCAGATGTAATTGAGTTATCACCTGTTAATCCGGCAACAAATGCTTCGATATTAGGAACAACAACTCTTAATAAATAATCAGCAAACTTGACAACAATAGGCAGTAATGCTTCTCCTATTTTTTCTCTGCTTTCATCTAAAGCAATTGTTAATTGTCTAAACTTAAATTCAGCATTGGTTGCTTCATTTTCAATAAAGCCTTTGTAAGTTCCTTTGAGGATTTGCATAATTTGCTCATGAGATTTGTTCTTAAGAATAGTTGCATCAATACCCAAACCAAGTTTGCCTAGTGCGGTATTCTGGCCATCAAAACTTTTGCCTAAAGCATTTGCAACTGTTTGTAAAGGAATACTAGTAGAAACACTTATTTCTTGAGCAAGGCTTAATAGTTCCTGTGCTTTAGTAACATCGTTAGTCGAACGAATTAACCGAGATAAGGCTGGCCTTAAAACATCATCGGTAGTAGCAGTTGCAATTGCTTGTTTTGTAATATAAACATCTATACCTTTGATCTGTTCCTCAGTGGCCCTAGTATTGGCTCTGATCGTCTGTTCAAGAGATTTTCTAGCCTTCTCATCCTCAGCAGCAGCTTTAACAGCTGATACAGCAAATGCACCAACAGCAGCGCCAGCAATAGCAAAAGCAGCAGCAGCCTTTTTACCAAAATCTGCAATTTTGTCAGCATTGCTTTCAACGGCCTTATCGGCTTCGCCTAGTTTCTTTTTTAGGTCATCAACATCGGCAAGTATCGATAGTTTTAATGTTCTATTATCTTTTGCCATTAGACCCATTCCTTAATAATTCTACTAAATGATTCTTCCCATTTATTAATCAATTCAGGCTGAATTCTGCGAAGGGTTGGATAGATAAACCATCCTCGGCTACCTCTGACTTGCCGTCCAGAATATGTAG